CCAGAAGCGTTACTAGCTATTGTATTTGCTAAATTAGTTGCTTGTCCTACTAATCCGCTTGCCCCAGCTCCACCGCTTCCTCCGGAACCGCCTTGAGCACTTCCACCAGTTGCGTTTACTGTAATGTTTGGTGTTGTCTGTTTTGATAATAAAGCAGCTAACGTGTTATTGTTAGCTACAGAATTGAGCGCATTTGAATAAACATTCGCAGCGTTTGTTTGACCTGAAGCAGCAGCTTGGGCAGCAGTAAGTCCTAGTTGCGCTTGATTTTGTGCTGCGCTTGTACCAAGACCAGCTTGTTGTTGTGCAATATTAGAAGCAAGTTGTGCCTGAGATTGAGCAGAACCAACTCCCAAACTTGCCAGTTGTGAAGCAATATTACTTGCAATTTGTGCCTGAGATTGTGCAGAACCAGTTCCAAGTGTTGCTTGTTGTTGTGCAATATTACTTGCAAGTTGTGCTTGAGACTGAGCAGAACCAATTCCCAAATTTGCTAATTGTGAAGCAATGTTACTTGCAATTTGTGCTTGGGATTGAGCTGCACCAGTTCCAAGTGCCGCCTGTTGTTGCGCTGCATTTGTTGCAAGATTGGCTTGTTGTGTTGCAGCATTTGTACTAATGTTTGCAGTATTAGTGCCCAAGTTTTGTACTAACCCACTCTGAGCATTTAATCCTGCTTGACCTATTCCTGCTATACCAGAAAGAGTATTATAAATATTTTGCTTTTGTGACTGAGCATTGTTAAAAGCGTTTTGATAAGCACCTTGAGCATAATTTTGTGCAAAAGTATTAAGTCCTTGAAGCGCATTGCCTCCAACCAAACCACCTAAAGCATTTGCTTGGTTTTGTGCTTGACCTAAACCTTGTTGTAATTGGAATTGATAATTAGGTGCTAATTGAGCATTTAAATCTTTATTAGAAAACTGGCTTGTCAAATAAGGCATATTTTGCTGAAGTGCAGCATTACCTTGTGCGCCAGTTTGAATATAAGGATTGTATTGTTGTGCTTGTGCTCCGTATAAATTGGTTAAATTACCAATGTTTTGTTGGGCATTAGCACCAATATTTGCACCCGCTTGATTAGCTACGCCATAGATATTTTGACCTAACTGTTGGGCAGTATTGGCAATATTTTGACCTTGCTGATAACCAACATTATTTAAATTTTGACTTAAGTTTTGAGTTACATTACCAATATTTTGACCCTGTTGAAGACCAACATTGCCCAAATTTTGTATTTGTTGATTGGCTACATTACTAATGTTTTGACCCTGTTGAAGACCAACATTAGTTAAATTTTGACTAAGATTTTGAGTTGTGTTACCAATGTTTTGACCTTGTTGATAGCCAACATTGCCTAAATTTTGTATTTGTTGATTAGCTGTATTGCCAATGTTTTGCCCTTGCTGAGTAGCTGCCCCAGCAATATTTTGTCCCGCATTGGTAAGCGCATTACCTAAATAAGCTGCGCCTCCTATGTTTGCTAGACTTTGTCCACCTAAAGCATTACCCAATGTATTACTAGCACCCAACAAACTAGAAAGATTAAAACCAGAATTGTTTGTTGGATTTGTTAAAGAATTTTGATAATTTGAAATTGATTGAAGCGGGTTGCTAGAAGCATCACTTGCACTTGCAATTTGTTGATTATTTTGCAAAAGGTTTCCATTATCATCAACAGAATAGCCATCGCTTTGGTTGCCAATAACCTCGCCTGTAGCACTATTGATAACATCGCCATTTGCATCTATTGTAAATCCCATATATCACCTCATGGATTGTAATAAGGCACTTTGTATGCCTTACCATTTATTGTTACATTCATAAATCCCACAGGTGAAGCTGGAAGTTTCCCCGACCCCTGAGTTGCTGTACTTGAACTGCTAAAATTTAACAAATTAATAAAAAACTGTTGCCATGCCCTAGTCGGTCTTTTTGTTGTTCCATCCAAAAATTCCGTTTGTGGATATGGATTGTTTTGTGTTGATCCAAAAGTATTAATCATTAATTATCCCCTGAACTTGCTTTTAAGTTGGCAGAAATAATAACCGCTTTAACAGGGTCTGTCACCACAACTTCAAACACACGATCTCTTGACCAACCAAGCCTTCTCCATCTAGCTCGGTTTTGATACGCACCTATTGCACCAATACTTGTCCAATGTTCATTAGACCAAGTAGAACCACCATCATTTGACCATCTAAGCATTGCTTGAGGATTTACCCCAGGAGGCGCAATATAAGAACCCCCAGCTACCGCAAAACCAGCAATTGCAATTCCCGCAGTTGCATTGGTGTTAGGCTTGGTTTTATTACCTTGCAGTCCTACACCTGGTTGAAACTGTATCTGCAATTCATCAAAGAATTGTCTTTGTAAATCTGTTGTAATGTGTGGAGTACGTCTTAATCTGCGAACTTCTTGACTGTCATCCGTATAGTTACTAGGGTCTAGTTCGTAAATCTTTCCGTTTTGCCAATCACCAACTAAAACAATTCCCTGAAACTGAGTAGCACAATTTCCTCTATGCCTGTGATACACATTTGAATTGTCAACCCATTGCCATTTATGCCACAGACCAGTTGCAATATCAAATGCCCATGTCAAATCAAGCGTAGGAAACGATACAACATAAACCTCGTGACCTTCTAACTGATATGTCCAAGCAATTGCATCGCCAATGTATTGATTGACTAAAGTGTTCTCTACGGCATGAGTTGAGATTCTGACAGGAACATATCCGTTCATCAACACAATCGTACCTTGCCCCCTCAAATCCCTTGAGACATAAGCAAATGAATCTCCAACCCTAGATACAGAAAATTTAGCCACAATTCCATGCTGAGTATTTGTACCAGGCACACGTTGGAAAGGAAAAGGAAAAGTACCTACATCAACCCAAACCTCAGATGATGTTTCGCCTAATAAATATATCTCTCTGTGATCCACAATAATGGACACCAAATTATCAGGTGAGCCATCTTTAGAAGCAAAAGAAAGTTGTGAAGATATTGGAGACAATCCGTTAGAAGCACCCCATTGCTGTGTTCCAGGATAGTTATACACAAAATAGTTATCCACAATATCCACCACATCAGCGCCACTAAAAGCACCATCAGATGTTGGCAATATTGAGAAATTTAACGCATACATTGTCTCTGATCCAACAGTTTGCGTACCTGATACTGTATAAGTACCAGCTCCACCAGAACCAGAACCAAAAGTCAAAGAAAGTATTAATCCTGTGCCAGAACCGCTGGTTGTCGTTGTAACAGGAGTAGATGGATTCGTTGTGTAACTTCCACCAGATGTTTGAGATATTCCTGTCACCACACCAGCTGAAACGCTTGTAACTACATAAGTAGCAGGCTGAGAATAAGTGCCTCCAACCACCGCTACAAGATCATTTACCGCATATCCTGTACCACCAGAGGAAACTGAACCAGATAAAACTATGCCTGATCCAAGTGCCGTTATTACAGTATTTGCATTAACTGAAGTTCCTTGGATAGTCTGACCAACATATAAAGTACCAAAAGTTACTCCAGTTACAGTCAAAGTTCCTGACCCCAATGAAGCCGTAATAATCGCACCAGAAGCTGCCGTATTCATTGCTTCTGAAGCTACAGTCTGGGATATATTAACAGTCCAACTTGTGCCACTACCTGAAACAATGACAGTCTCAGGAGTTACACCTAAACCAAATACCTGTTGACCAACTGCCAATGCGCCAGTTTGTAGATTGTTAACAGTTAAAGTTGTACCTGAAATAGACCCATTAAACTGCGCTACTCCAGGATTAGAAATGCGCCATGTATAACGATATGTTCCGTCAACAATATAGACGTTTACTCCGTTATCAGATATTCCAACACGACCAGTAGTAGTCCTGAGTTGACCGACCAAAGACGGAGTAAAGTTAGAGGAAATAACGTACACGTATGGCCCGACCACCGCCATACATTGTGAGCCACCTGAAAGAGTCCGTAAGCCTCTGACTTCTTGTTGGTTCTGAGAAACAATCTTTGTAGTCAGTCCTGGAGTTGGATAAAGCGCAACTACCCCTCGATCTCCTTGAGGCTTAGTAGGATCAACTTCAGGTCTCCAGTTGATACATTCTTGAGCATCTTGGTAGATTGATGGTGCTTGGTACGCTGCTCCAACAAATCCAAAGTCTGGCATTTATGCTCCTACCTTTGCTTCTAGAGCTGTTACTTTTGCTGATAGTTCTTGGATTGCTTTTATCATTGCAGGAATTAAAGCAGAAGTATCAACTGCCCAAGGTGTTTTCATTGTTCCATCTTCGTTATCTACTCCAGGAGTTACACACTCAGGAGCAACATTTTGCAATTCTTGGGCAATCACACCAAAATCAACTTTGTTTTTAGTTTCAATCCAATCAAAACTTTTAATTTGAATGGAATCAATTTTTGATAAAGCAGATGATGCTTCAGTTATATTTTCTTTTAATCTTTGGTCAGAAGTTACGTTATAAGCAACAAGTCCTGCGCCACGGTTATAATTTATAGAACCTCTTGCAGTACCACTACCTTCAGTATAAAAAGTAAAAAATACGTTATTTCCTGATGTTGCGTTATTCCAAACATCAGCACAAGCCGCAGATGACTGTAATAATATTGTTGTTTGACTTCCAGAATATATATTTGTTTTGTAATTTCCTGTGTTTGTTGTAGTACCAATTAACAAATTACCAGAGGCATCTAAACGCATACGCTCTGTATCGTTTGTGGAGAAAACCAAAGGTATAGAACCTCCTGTATCTATAAAAGCAGAACCAGAAAACAATGAAGATGCGGAACCACCCATGCCAATAGACATATTTGCACCAAGATCATTAAAAGCGGCATAACTTGAATAACCCGTTGATAGTGTATTTTTTACTCTAGTAACTCCACTTGATCCAGATGTTTGAACATCTAAAGAATAAGCAGGGCTAGTCGTACCAATACCAACCCTTTGACTTGTATCTATTGTTACCGCAGTAGTTGTTCCATTAGTCTGCAAAGTTAAAGACGTACCACTTTTAACAATAGGTGTGGTTACAGACGTAGTTCCCGCAACTGTAGCGCCAGAAATAGCGCCAGAAGACGTTACGTTTGTAGGCGTAATAGTAGACGCTTGGAACGTGCCAGAATAGACCGCAGAGTTGACATCATTGAGCCACCCAGCGTCTATGACTGTTTGATAATTGACGAATGTTGTTGATGCCATTTTTTATCCTATAAAACTATCTAAATAATCTTTCAACCTAAACAATCAGCGGAAAAAACCCCCGCTGAGGATCCAGCCTGCGTCCCTCGACCGACTAGAAGTAATCACTTCATCGTACCTAGAAACTGGAGGAGGTCTCATGTTTGTGCGCTTGAGTTCTGACTTTGCTTGAGCAGCATATGCTCCGATCATTTGCAACTGTGTGCCGTTTATCTTGCCAAACATGGGCATGAGTCGCTCTGCAAGTAGCCAACGTAAAGCATTGGTAAACCCTTGCGGAAGAATCATTGTGTCGTTTAGCGTTGCGTATCTTGTGAACAATGTGTCTGCAAACAAGTGCATTTCACCCTGAGATGGGTTAGGCCACACAAAGATATTGCCCAATGTTTCTGTTGGTTGGTAGTAGAACGCTTTAGGCCAAGGCCCTGAAAGTGTCTTCAATCCAATCATTTGATATTGCCCATAGTCCAAAACAGACAATGGATAATCTAATCCACCCTGATAAACAGGTGTACCATTGGAGTTGGTGTTTACCCTAACAAATCCTGAATTGATAGCTAGTGGACGTTGAAAGTAAAGCTGAATCGTTGTACTTGCAACTGCTGACGAATATGTCGTGTTAAGTAAATAAGTACCCGCTTCATTGACTTGACCACCAGCGCCTGTCAAGAATCCTACAATTGTAGTTCCTGTCGTTATTCCTGTTCCTGACAAAGTTTGACCGACTGCAACACCACCAGAATTGATGGATGTAATCGTAAGGATATTTCCTGATATTGATCCAACCACTTGAGCGCCAATTTGACCGCCTGGCCCGATTGTGTACTGAGTTTGACCTGGAGTTATCGGGAAAATAATCTCAGTCTTGTAAAACGTCATCATGGATTCGTTTGACAGCTGGTCGAGTAAGTCGTTGAGCATATCAAACGCATCTTGCGCTTCGTCAGGTGTAGGGGTTTCACCAGAAGCTATTGCCCCTATGTCTTTCATCGCCCTTGTAATAATGTCGATTGGCATTGTCATAGAGACACCTTAAATGTTTCAGCAGGCAACCAAGGCATTTTTACCTTTTCTTTTTTCAGATTTTCTAGTTGTTCTGCTAACCTTGATTTTATTATATTTACGCCATTTTGTGTACTATCTTCTTCTACCCATGCACAAACATTATTGTGTGTGATTTCCTTGAAAACTGGCATGGGAATACGAGGTCTAATATTCCACCAACCCTCAGTTTCCACTTTAAAGTCGCCATCAGTAAGCGTACAAGTGTAATAAACCTTGGTAATTTGCTCGTTTTCAGCTTCAATATCGTTGATAGTCCAATCGTAGGTCATGCAATATTCCCTATGTTTGTTGTCCCAAGATCGGTAAACTGGAAGTTTGAGCCTAGCAAAGACGTTACAGTTCCCGCAGAATCTGTCACCAAGAGCTGAAGTCTCATGTTTGCTGACGGAATTATGTCCCCCTCAATGAACGCTGAATAACTTGTTGCGTCCAATAGTCCAAAAGATACAGGAAACGTAGAAGTCGCTGCAGCTACTGCGTAAGAATTGTAAATAGCAGATGTTCCGTTATTTACCTGAATTAACTGCATATTTGCGTTAAAAATAGTGAAATTGGACGTTGCTGAGTTAGAAAATGATACTGTAATCGTTCCAGCAGTCGCTTTTGTAAATAGCAAACTGTACCTAAATTTGTACAAATGTCCTGACAATAGCTCTGGTCTGACAGTAGACGTAAAGAATTGACCGCCAGATGCCACAGTTGCGCTAGATGCCAATTGTGCGACTTGACTTGCGTTTATGATCTGTCTGCCAGAACCAGTCGTTGTGTTACCTGTGATGTACAAAGATGCGCCATCAAATTCTTCTGCGCCTTGTACAGGGCTTGTCAGGTTTGTACCAGCTGTGAAAGTAACAGGTGCAACTGTTGTCGTTCCTGTTGTGTACGCCAAAACGCCAGAAACAGTCAATGTTCCAGTAGTAGGAATAAGTTTGTCTGCTACGTTGTCTTGGTTAATAGCCATTTTTAAACGTCCGTTGCGCCTTGGTATTGAGACATTGTTTTAAGCACTTTATAGATTGCAGTCATCAACTCACCCTTACCCGCCAAGTCTGCAAGACCAATGTAGTGTGCGTGTTCCATGACTGGGCTTAGATTTGAATCTCTAGCATCCTTTGAGAAATGCACAGATACCTGTACTTGGATATTGTCTTTGTTTCCAAAGAAGTTGGTTACACGAGCGTAAGCCTCTGGTGCTGGTGCGCCAAATTGAGTTGTGCCTAAGTTTAGTTTAAGTGCCATGTTAGTTCCTTAATATGTCATTTCTGTTGTCTCTACTTTACAAACCCATCTAATTGTAGTTGAGGCTTGACCAGTAACTGTGATTGCTAAACCACCATTGGTTGTATCTGCCGTTGCTGAAACTGCCCAAGTAGATGCTCCTGAATCTTGAGCTAATAATATTGAGTTTACTGTTCCAACTATTGCAGTTGTTCCAACTCCAGAACCACGTTTAATTGCACCTTGAAGAATCCAAGATGCCGTATTTCCTGCCCCAGTAACTCCACCAATTATGGTTGCTCTAAATGAATATGCTGAGTTGTTTGGTAAAATTACTTGGTTTGTTGATCCTGCGGTTGTCGTATTATCACAAGTTAATATTGATGCAGTAGCATCTGTAGTTTGTCTAGATAAAGTAAAAATAGCACATTGGGCTTGTCCATTAGTTGAACCAAGACTACTTCTTGAGCCAAATACAGTTATACCTGTAAGACCTCTTGTTGTATTGTTGTAACCACCAATTGTTGCCGAATATAAACCACTAGCAACATTATTTCCACCAGCCAAAACACTTGCATGAGAATTTGTAGCTTGATTTGAATAACCAGCTAAAACAGCAGAACCCAAACCCGATGCAGTATTACCACCTATTCCAAAACTACCATAAGAACCACCACCACCAATAAATGAACCTTCTCCAGAAGTTTGATTGCTTACGCCACCCGCTATGGTAGATAACAATCCACTAGCAATATTCTTATTGCCACCCCCGACTACAGACCAATCCCCACTAGCTACGTTCCTATTACTTGCAGTACCCGCATCACCACCACCACCAATAAAGCTATACGCTCCTGTTGCTTGGTTATTTCCTCCTCCTACTACTACTCCATGAGGTGTGTAGAAAGATAGGGTTATACCCGCAGCAGTCGTTGCGTTTTGAGATATTGTGAATGTATAAGCAGTTCCTGTTATTGTCGTAGAGGATACTGATTGAGATGCTGAAACTGTCCAAGTAGAACCAGAGCCTGAAACAATGTATGTTCCCGCAGTAACCCCTGTTCCTGTTAGCACCTGACCTGCTATTATTGTTCCAGAGGTTAATGAACCCACAGTTAGCGTTGTTCCACTAATCGTAGATGTAGCCATCACAGCAGGAGTTCCTGTTGTTACAGATGATGTTGCGTAGGTATAAGAAGATACACCTGTGCCAGTAATTAATTGCCCTACTTTAATGTTGGCATTTGTACTTGATAAGTAAACTGTTGTTTGTGCAGTTATTGCAATTGTGGTTGCTTGAGTAGTTACTGTTGATGATGATGTACCTGAATTTGATTGACCACCGCCAATAAAGTTTAAATATCCTGAAGCAGTATTTGAATAGCCACCAACAATTGCAGAATAATCTCCACCATTAGAAACATTACCAAAACCAGCAAATACTGATGCTCCATTACCAGAAGACGCTTGATTACCCCTTCCACCACCTACAGTTGCATAAAAAGATGAAGCAGTATTAGATATACCTCCACCAACAACAGAGTTTGTACCACTAGCTACTTGCCCTGCTGTACCTCTACTAGTCTGCCAATCAACCGCATTAGCACCCCTAGCATTACCACCTGTAGAAGATGAGGTTGTTTGTTGTGCTTGTAATGCTCCTGTTCCTTGTGGCTGTAGCACTAAAGGCACGTTTGCATCTGATCCAATTGCGCTTATTACAGGAGCTACAGTTGTTGCACCGCCCTGAATTTGAATGTAATTGGCAGAACCATTGCCAAACTGAGACGTTCCGCTTGAGTAAAAACTAGGTGAAGAATAAACACCTGTACTAGGG